AACGCTCCGCGTATTACGAGGAGTTCGTAGGCATCGGACAAAAAGCGGATTCAGAAGGCCGCTCATTGACAGAAGCAGAGCAGGAGCGATGCGACAAGCTCGACAACATGATTGGCGACTTGGATGTAAAGATTAAGCACAAGACGCGCGAGCAGGAAATGGTTGCACGCATGGCGCAAAGCGGAAACGTTTCTGCATCAGAGCAGCGCGAGGTTGAGCGCGTTCACGGCGCGTTTTCAATCAGCCGAGCCGTTGCACAAATCGCCAACGGCCGCAGCTTGGAAGGTGCGGAAGCTGAATGGGCGCAGGAAGCCGCGAAAGAAGCGCGTTCACAAGGCTTGCAAATGACTGGTCAAATCGCTATTCCTTCAATCGCTTTGCGTGCTTTGGGTGACGCTGATGAACACTCAGCCACTACGGGTTCAGGTTCTGGTTCAGTTGCAACTGTTGTGCCTGCTGCTATCGAAGCTTTGCGAGCGCCAACCGTAATTGAAAGCTTAGGAGCTACTGTAATTCGTAACGCTGCTGGCAACTTGCAATTCCCACGAATCGCAACGAAGGCAAGCGGAACGGGTGAAGGTGAAGCCGATGCAAACGCAAACAGCGGTTTGTTGATGGATACGGTAAGCATGACACCAGAGCGTGTATCTGCAAAGACCACGTACACTAAGCAATTGATTTTGCAAGGCGGCGTTGGTATCGATACGCTTATTGCCAACGACTTGAGCGCAGCGATGAACGCGTTTATTGATGACCGAGCTTTTGACGTGATTTTGGCCGATACCGATGTAAACGACCAAACAACCTCAGGCGCAACCAATACCGACATGACGTCTGCTTTGGCAGTAGCTATGGAAGCGGCAGTATTGGCTGCTGGTGGAAACCTCGGCGGTGCTGCTTACGCTATGTCGCCTGAAGCGTTCAGATTAGCTAAAAATGCGCCTCAAGTTTCTAACGTTTCAGCTTTGTACGACTTGGCGTCTAACACGTTCAACGGTTACCGCGCAGTCGCCACGCCTTACTTGGTGAATGCTGCTGGACCTTTGGGACAAATGGTGTTTGGTAACTTCCAGCAAGGCCTTATCTTGGCTTACTTCGGTGGCCTCGATTTGTTGGTTGACCCATACAGCGCAGCGGGCAACGCGCAAATCACTTTGCACGTCAACCGTTTCTTCGACGTTGCTGTACGTCAGCCAGGCGCCTTGAGCATCTGCACGGACATCGAAGCTGCATAATTAGTAGCGTGATAATTTGGGAAAGGGGCGGCTGCGGTCGCCTCTTTTTTTTGTCCTTATTTTTACGACATGATGACCGTGGAAATAACAGGCACACCGACGCTCGACAGCGTTATAACGGTTGCCGATTTAAAGAGCCATTTACGTGTTGACCACAGCGACGAAGACACGCTAATTGAAGCTTTGCGAGATACCGCCATTGCGTGGATCGAGGATTATTGCAATACGCGCCTGGGCGACGTTACGGCAGTCGGTTACCTCGATTTCTTTTATAACGCGCGGTTCCCAGTTGGCCCCGTCAATTCGATTACGTCCGTAACGTATACCGACACCAGCAACACCACGCAAACCCTGGACGTTTCAAAGTATTGGTACGACATTAAAACCAAGTCCGCACGAATCACGTTTGACAACGCGCCCGATTTGTATGACGACACATTTCACGCGGTGCAAATCAACATGAACCTGGGCTATGCAGAAGCCGACGTACCGCAGCCGATACTGCACGCCATTCGTTTGTTGGTCGGGCATTTGTACGAAAACCGCCAGCAAGTCAACCGACAAAATTTGTATGAATTGCCGTTAGGTATTCATGCGCTTGTTTCACCGTACCGCAATATTTTGGCCGTATGAGGTTTGGAAGCATGGACCGCCGCATAGCTATTCAGCGCGCTACGTTGACCGTAAACGCATACGGTGAGCGTGCCGAATCGTGGGCTACCATTGCGACGGTTTGGGCGGAAGTCCAGTACAAGGAAGGCAGCGGCAGCGAAAGTATCCAGAGCGACCAAATAATGAGCAAGCAGCCCATTCATTTTATTATTCGATACAGCAGCGACGTGAGCGACTTGAAGCCCAGCGACCGCGTAAGCTACAAAAGCAACGTGTACCAAATCGAAGGTATCCAGGAAATTGGACGGCAGGAAGGTTTGCGAATTGTAACCACTTTACGCGGCGAGTGATGGACGATTTTGAAAAGCAATTACGAAAGATTGAAAAGCGGCTGGATCGCGCGGCTGGATTCGGTAAGATTAATAAAAAAAATTTTCGTCGAGCCAATCGAAATGCGGGCAAAACAATCATAGTTGCAACGCGCAGCAATTTAAAGCCTTATAAAGAAGACATAACCATTCATTTTGAGGGCCGCGACAACATCGTAGTAAAGCGCGATCAGTTGCGTAAATCAATTGGCGTATGGTTTCCAAAAGGTTCAAACACAGCGTTTATAGGACCAAGGGCAAACACAGCAGGGAAAAGACCATTGAAACGAAAGGTGAGAGATAACGCTGATGGCTGGTTTGCTCACATAGTGGACATGGGCGCCCGTCCAGCTACGATGCGCAAAGGCGGAAAGAAAGGCGGTAAAGGCGTTATCATGAACACGCCAATGAAGGGTAAAGTTTCACAAGGATTAATGCAAGGCCTACCAAGTGCGCGAAGAAAGCAAGTTGAATTGTACCGTAAGGAATTTGAAAGATTTATGCGATGATTGTAGGAAAAGCGATATACCACCTTTTGACGAATGCAACTGCAATAACCGACATCGTTGGCACGCGGATCTATCCAGAAGTTGCCCAACAAGACGGCGACTTGCCTTATATCGTCTACAACATAACGAACAACGAACCGAGTGACACGAAGCCAGAGCCTTCGAAACTGGACACGGCGGGCGTAGAGGTCAATTGCTACGCGATCAGTTACAGCCAAGCCATCGATATTGCTGTAGCCGTTCGCGGCGCTTTGGATCGCGTGAAAGGCACTTACAGCGGCGTCAACGTCCAGAGCATCCAGTATATCAACGAAGTCATCGACTTTGACGAACCGCAGCGAGCGTATAACATAAGCGCGGATTACGAAGTACGCATAAGCCGCACGGATTTTGAAATCGCCCAGGGTTCTCCAGTGACGGGCACGCAGCTCGGTCAATTGTCCGATGTCAACGTTTCCAGTTTAGCGGAAGGGCAAATCTTGAAATACGACGTAAGTGAATCGGAATGGGTCAACGCTTCGTTGCCGATTTTGGTTACGGGTTCACTGACACAATCCGAGTCGGGTGGTTACACTATCTTGAGCATATCGTCAAATCCTTCTTTTCAAAGTATATTATCCAGCGGTGACGTAACGGTTAGCGGCGACATCTTGTTAGCAGGCGCTTCGACAAAGTTAATTCGGCCTTTGGACGTAGGGCAAGCCGCTGGGCCGCTTACGATTCAAAGCAACGGAGATTTGGTAATTGAGCTGGATCAAGATGACAATGAACCGTACAAAGCTTTCATAGTAAAGAACGGCGGCGACGCTGAGGTGTTCAAGGTAGACGAGGAAGGCAACGTAACGGTAAATCAAGAATACGTTTTGCCATCGTCTGACGGCGGTACGGATTACTTTCTCAAAACTGACGGCAGCGGGCAGCTGTATTTTGCCACGATGTACGGCACGAGCGGCAATACTGGCGGTTCGCCACCGCCTGCTATTGATACGCTGGTGGAGCTGCTCGATACAGATATTTCCAATTTACAGGATAATCAAATCATACGTTACGACACGGCAAGCGGCAAATGGTTGAACGAAGATTTTCAGGCGTTGCCTGCTGGAGGGACTGCGGGTCAAGCGCTTGTAAAGGCGAGCGGCACGGATTACGATGTTCAGTGGGCTGACATTGCTGTGGACGTTCAGTTCCATCAGCGCTACGCTACCGAGGCAGAGACGCTACGATCAGGAGCTACAGAGACTGTAGAGCTCTACTTCTTTGCTCAGGGTGATGGTAATGGATTGGCAGAAAGCGCATCGAGCGACACGCCCACCAGCGGCTACGATATTCGGCGAAAGTTGTACTACGCTGAGAAGGCGCAGGCAGACCCTGACACGTCAGCCGACTGGACGCAGTTTACAGCCATCGCCGACAATACGACATTCAACAACGCGAAGGCGGCTTTGCTTGCTTATTTGAAGGAACGCACGGGCGGCACTGTACCGATTAGCCTCAAAATGACGTGGGAGGAAGTAGCGCAAGCACCCGCGTTTACGGGGCTTTTAAATGAGAGCTACGGAAGCGGAGCAGAGGCGGCGTACTCAACGCGGCGGCTGAATGGCAACGTAACGGAGTGCATGGTCATTCGCAGGGCATCGGATTCGACGACTCAAACAATCGGCTTTGACTCAGAAGGCAACATCGATGAGGCAGCCATCAATACCTTCTGTTCTGGCACTACCTGCACGGTGTATCAGTGGCTTGACCAATCAGGAAACGATAATACAGCGACGGCAAGCGGGACAGAGCCCACGATTTACACGGGTGGTGCTATAGTAAAACGGAACGGTCGGCCAATTTTGCAAAGCAATTCTTTGACGACTGGATTTGTTACTTCTGCAACGGGCGCAAATAACAGCACGTTTTTTGGACTCATTGATACAGATTCTTCTGTTAGCAAGGTTGGTGTTGTTTACAACGGTGGTAGTCCAACAGCGGATTATTTACTTTTGATAGAGGACGGCAGCACAAGTACAAGTTTTAATGTTCGCAGTGGTTCACCAAATACGTATGTAAACGGCACCACAAGTAGCT